GATTATCACCAGCAGTTTTAATATTGGCTATAGTGAAATAGCTAAATGGAACTTGTACAGGAAAATTAGTCGGGGTTGATAGTACATGTATTAAATTAGAAAACCCTTCTATTGTTTACGAAACTGGGAGCTTTGCTGAGAAAAAATGGAAAGATGCTCAGGCGTTGCCATCTAAATTTTTGTATATCCAAGTGGGTATGATTGAATCATTCGGTATAGTAAAACAATAGGAAGGTATTTTATGGCAGTGCCAATTAAGAGAATACTTGGAGGCTGGGGCTGGAGCTGGAACAGGGGATGGAGCTGGAGCATGAGCATGAGCATGAGCAGGAGCAGGAGCAGGAGCGGGAGCATGAGCATGAGCGGGAGCATGAGCATGAGCAGGAGCAGGAGCAGGAGCAGGAGCAGGAGCTGGAGCAGGAGCTGGAATTAATTAGGTAAAACAATAGGAAGGTATTTTATGCAAATGTTAGAAGACTACCAAACATGTACACAAAATTATGACCTGCACCGCCGCGATGAAGATTTCTACCAAGATATTGAAAGCGATGTTGTAGAGGTTGGGCTTCGTGCGGAGTACGCAGAATATTTATCCGATAAAAGCAACCCTCCAATTAGTTTCCTTGATTGGTGCAATGAAGGTCATCTTATAAACCTAACCGATGAGGATAAAGCTCAGATTGAAGTGGCAAAAGCCCAGCGTCTAAAGGATATGCAAAAAAAGCTAGACAACTGGGCGAAAAAATCTGCTGTAGTTGATGCTGTTATAAATGAGAATGCTTTAGCAGCAAAAAGCACTTACGATGAACATTTTTTGAAAGCATTTAATCAATCAAGTTTGGGGGTGCTATGAAGCCTTACAATCCTATTCTATATCCTAATGACAGGCTGTCAGGGCATGTTTTGCTTAAAGATGGAGCAAATAGATATTTTTTCTTCCAACTTTTTACCACGAAGCAAAAGCGTAAAGTCAAAAAGCACCTTTATGCAATATGTAAATATCTAAAAATCCATCCAAAGGATAAAACCAAAATTATATTTTAGAATTAGAGAGGATTGTTTTATGACCCCAAAAAACAAACAGTTGGTGTGGATGGCGTTGGCTCTGTTTGGAGCTATTAGCCTTGGTACACTGTCAATTACAATAACCTACTTGGCATTAGCCGCCTCAGAAACATGGAAGGATAGGTAAATGTTTGGATTAGAGAAAATAAAAATAGCGAGAATGAAGCAGGATATTGAGCGGTTAGAAAAGAAAATTGGAGAGTTGTACAAATTGCGGGAATGCGACAGAGGCTCACATGAATGGGAAGCTAGGCTTTCCTTTGGTAGTGTCCCGGTTAAGTATTGCGTCCACTGTGAAAAATACGATTTTGGAGAAAAGAAATGAAGAATAAACCGCAAATACTAGAGGGTTTGGTGGAGGAGGTGGCTAAGGCTATTTATCAAAAAGTCTCAAGTGTAGGTATTGATTGTGCTGATGCTGCCCGAGCCGCTCTGTCAGTAATTGCACCCTACTATGAGAAGCAGATTGTCCCTCTTGAAACTCTATTGCAGGATATAGCCGCCAAAGTGTCGCTAACAGAGGACGAATTTTGGGATGATATTTATTCAAAACTGTATGATGCAGGATATATCAGGAAGGCTAGACCGATAATAAGCGTAGAAGAATTGCTGATAAAGGAACGAGATGACCACGCTAGTCAAATTTTACGCGCTCACGATATACTAAAAGAACAGAAAAAGCAGATTGAGGAGCTGAAAGCACAGACACCGATGTGGTTGCCGATTGAGAAAAAACCAGAGACTGACGGCGATTATCTTGTTTTTATGCCAAGCCGAGAGCTTGATAAATTTTCAGTGCAATCGTGGTCTTATGAAGAGTTTAGCTTTAGCAATGACTATGGAATAACCCATTTCATGCCCTTACCAAAACCCCCAACGGAGTAAATAATATGCCATATTGTGATGTTTATAGAGTGCGAAAAACTTTGTTTGGAAAAAGCATTTTGCAACAGTATTTTAACGGCGATGCAATTTCAGCACCATGCAACTCCTCTGGTTGGGTAGATGTGGCGTTTAAAAACGCTCCAGCAGCATTTCATAAAAGCAAGCTACTAAATCGTGAAGAGGCGGCATTGTGCAGTTTTAATTTGTAGCCCCAACAGGCAGTAAAGGACAAATAACATGACACTACAGGAACAGATTGATAGGATTTTGGAGCTTGACGCGAAACGCCAGCAGGGGGAATGGGTAGCAGAAGAAGGGGATTGCAACATAGACCTTGGAGAGCATGGGGCGATTTATGATGAGGGAGGGCATACTGAAGAAGATGCTCAATTTATTGCCTCCGCTCCAACTATGGTAGAAATCATCCGCAAACAATCCGAGATGCTGAAGGTGGCGAAGGAGGCAATCCTCCGTGCTTTAACAGAAGCGCGACAAATAATCCTAGATGACTTGGGAACGGAAATAGAAAGTATTGAAGAAGCCTTAAAAATCTTACAATAGGAGTATCTATGACAGTCACAACTCACGCCGACCATGTGCGTTTCAAGCAACAGGTTGATAAACAGCAAGTATCTGCCGCCAGATTTTGCAGATACTTAGTGGATGACCCAGAATGGACTAATGTGGAGAGAGTAAGAATAAAAGAAGCACTTAAACAACTTGAAAAGATAAATACAATTATGAACAACGAAGTTTATAAAAACCCTCTAGGCTTAAAAACCAAGATGCTGCTTATTGACTTATACAGTGGCGCATATGGATATGAAAAGGCTAAAATCATAGCCGATATTGGACTGACTGCAATTAACGACTTATTACAGCGCGAAAAACCATTTGAGGAGATAGAAAATGACTAGAGAGGACTTATTGATGATGCTACGCAGCTTATCCTCATTGGAAGGGTATATGTGGAGAGCAGACCTAGGCTCAGAAGTGTTTGAGGCATACATCCATCCATGCGTGAATATAATTTTGAAGGAACTGGAAAATGAAACAAGCAACGTTAACAACCACGAACACTGTCTGCATCTATGGAAGAAACGAGGGGCGCAGCCAGAAATGCCCCCCGATAGAATTAGTAGGTAGAATATGAAGCCTAGCACCTGTGTTGCGTTAGTTAGTGCGTTTGTATTGCTTAGTTTAGCCAATTCTACAAAGAAGGGAAAATAACATGAATATTGATTTGCGTGAGTCAATTTTTTCATTAATTGGATACTGCCAGAGCTTGAAAATTGGTGATGTAGTCACAGAACGATACATCGCTAATCTGGATGAACACTATATTAAGAATTTAGAGGAGGCTATGAAAACAATGAATACAGAAGAACGCTTGTTAATTATTGAAAAACAGTTGGATGATTTTCAAGATTTTATGCGCGAAAGCGGCGATATTTGGAAGCAGATAAAACCCATGTTTGAGCAGTGGAAACGCGAAAAAGCGGCTAGAATTCGCAAAGGACAGGTTCACTTAAACTTAGGAGAATAAATCATGTGCATAAACGCTATAATTGATAATCAACTGGATTATGCTGAAAAGGTGGAAAAACCATTTGTTGTTTCAAAAGAGGAAAGACAAGCTTTCTATATTAGAAAAGCAAAGGCTAACCCAGTAGTCCAAGAATACAATCCATACGCGGATGAGCTATAAAAAAGACCTCCGATGCAGAAGCATCGGAGGCAAGTATTAGGGCGTCAATACATGAAGCGGACTAAATATTACTCTCATTTGATAGCAAGTGCAAGTAAAATTGCAAAGGCGATAACCCCAAAATTAAAAATAAAACTCATTTCGCGCCTTTTACTTTCTCCACTGTTCGCAATGCGCCAAGTCCTAGCATGCCCATCATAACAGTTAGTAGGGATTGCATGTCAAAAACTGGGAGTGTTACTATATAGCCAAATAGGGCGCATATAAAAGCCATAAAAGGCTGTACCACAAAATGATAGGCAAAGGCAACGCCACATGTCCAGCCGATGAATGGTCGCCAGCCTGCGACAAAGAGATTATCGCTTTTGGCTTCTTCAACATTGATTGCCTGCTGCCCTTTTGCAAGGTCGGTTTCTGACGCTAGCTTTGCCAGTTCGCCATTTTGTTGCAGCTCCGCAAGCTTAGTTTGAGCCTCTAGCCTATCTTTTGGGTTAGGGAAAATACGCTCCAACACGCCATTAGCGAAGTTAAAGATACCATCAAGTCCGATTATTGCCATAACTCAATCCTTCAGTTGAAAATGCGGTTTATCTGGAAAGCTTTTCCAATCTCCGCCCCATTCCAGCCCCAAGTCGCGCGCGATTTTTCCCATTCTGTTGTATTTGCTGACATCGCGCCACAGACAGTTATTGCCCTGCATAGGGACAGCGTCAAAAGCTCTGGAAGCTGGCTTGCCTTCGCTGTCCACGCAGTTATGCTTGCTATTGGGAAATTTTAGCTTGCTCTTACCCTCGGCAACCGCCTTGTTCTGTTCATCATCGCCGCGCCAAGTGCAGTATATCATTGCATCTATGCCCGCTTCCGCGCATTGCTCCACGAACTTCAGCGCGATAGGTTGTAGTTCAGGGCATAAATCTTCTATCCTACGACTTGGCATAAATCCTTAATTGATAACAATTTTGCTTAATTCAGCAATATTTAAGGTTAAAATCTTAGCAGTATCACCATGCGAAGCAGAGTTAACTGCATCCTGAAGCTTCATTGCCATTTCTACCTGCCTCCCAGTAAATGCGCCAAATTGAAACGCGAAGCATAAAGTCAAAACTAAAACTATTTTGCTGCTTTTATTAACTCTCCGAGCAAAGACGCTATCTGCTTTGCGAGTGAGGGGTTGTAAAGTAAAAAACCGAAACAGCAAAGTACAACGCCCGCAAGTGCGCCTGCGGTCAATAGCGGCAACGCTGCTCTCTTGAGATTTGTAAGCTCTTTTTGCCATGTCTCTACACCTTCAATGCGTTTATGGTGGTCATCAAGCCTCTTATTGGCTTGCTTCCGCCATTCTTCAAGTTGCCCAAGCTCTCGCGCAATTTGCAAATCTTCCTTATTCGCCACATCATATTATCCTTTATTCGTAAAATTTAACTTGAGCGCAAACAGCAGGATTGCCACCCGACATACTTATTTTAACCCTGTGACTTGAATATCCATTGCTAGATATAATGCCGTTTATGTAAGACTTATAAATAGCATTCGCATCTGCAAAAGTATCTGTATGCAAATCCACCACTTGACTTGTGAAGTTATCATTTGAGCCTTGTAAGGTGATGATGATATTATTGGCAGATTGCGTACTATCTAATCCAAAATCGGAAGAGCCATAAATCTCATATTTACGGATGATTTTACCAACTCCCCATGATTTACCTATATAGCTAGTAGTTCCTGAAAGCGGCTCGCGGGCGCAATTATTCCATACTTTAGAAGTAATACCATCAAACGCAGCAGCTAATCCGCCATTACCAGTTAGTGTGCCTATATTCATCCCGCCAGTGAGCAAGGTATAAGTAGGTGGGGTGACAGTATTACCACCGCGCATAGCATTGACTTTATTCCCAGTTCCAAGGTCGCTTATGCTAACATTGCTAGGATGGTCAGTCTCCAGTATGTTGTTGCGTGAACCAGCCGATAAGACAATTGTTGTCGCATCGTCATTATACTCTTGATACGCGACATGGAGACGGCTATCAAACCCGCCAAAATACAAAGAATAACTAGGCTCTGCTGAAAGAGGTTGTTTGGCTTCCACTTGCAACATTAGGTTTGAATAACTGCATCCCGCTACGCCTGTTGCGGTTTCAGCCACATAGAAAATATGCTGCGCCCATTGACCATCAAACCCTTCCACAATCGTTCCATGCGCTCCGCCGCTTCCATTGCATAAGGTTAAATCGTCTTGGGCATATGCCTTATAATGGGCATAAGAACGACAATTTTTTATAACATTGCCAACGCCGCCGCAATATTGCGTGTCGCAAGTGCCAAGCACCCAGCCATAGCCTTGCAGTTTATTAGCGTCAATATTAGAATACAGGTCGCCATTTACTGTGATAACCCGCTCAAAAACCGAACGCGATATATTCCGCAAATCCATAGCAATCTGGCGATAATTGCCAGTTGAAAAAACGGCGGGATGGTTAAGCTGGATGACGAAATCAGCCGCATAGCCATATGACACATATTGCCCAGCGACAGGCGGATTTCGCTTGATTACAGAGCCTTTAGTATAAGCACCTAACTGCGCCAGCGTTGCGCCTTTTGGCGAAGCCTTTAATATGCTGCTTTCACCTTCACCAGTAAGATGGAAACCATTAGGCAAAACTATGCCTATGTCAGGGTCAATTTCAAATACACCGCTAGGGATATACGCACTTTTGGCAATTGCCAGCGCAGCATTGAACGCTGGCAGATTTACTACTCCATTTTGTGCAAAATCAGCTATGTTGATTGTCATATTATCTTCTCCTAATATGTTAAACTATTAGCACCCAAAGCACCTTTGAAAATACAGTTTTTATAATAATTGGTAGCACCAGCAGCACCCCCTGTATCTGTATATAAAGAATAATAAGGCGATGCAGAGCTACTGCCAGATTGAGATATACAGCTATCAATCCAATTCCCTGTATTTGCTGGGGTGTTTTGGTTTGTTCCAAAATCAGCAGGATATGCCGTGCCCCCTTGTGCTATATCTCCTATGCTGTCAGAGTGTGACGCACCAACATTCCATAACTGCGACCCCAAAACTGGAGCAACAGTCCACCCCTGACAATAATGGAAACTGTCATTTATTGATACACCACGACAACTATCATGTATTGTCAACGCATTACTTGAGCGGGAGTTACTGCCCGTAATTGTCTGTCTACCAGTAAAGCTACTACCGAAATAAATTCCATAGTTATTAATGGAAATCATAAATGGAACTTTTGTAGGGTCAGCACTAGCCAATCTAACATGACTTGTAAACCCATCATTTTGTGCTTTAGCAAAAGTACAATTCTGAGCTACAACCATATCTACATCGTAACCAATAAGAAGCCCAACATCAGAGAATGGGTCAGCATTTGCAGAATACTTAAAGGTGCAATTATTAAATACCATACGGCCAGTTAGATTATTCTGACATAAAAATGTACCATCACCACCACCTTCAAAATCAAATCCTTCAATATACATGTTGCCAGATGAAGTGCAGCGCGGGCCACCATTTACATTAATCATAACCCTTGTATTAGAGGTTGTAACAACAGCACCATCAGAACGATTTGCATATACATTTGTTCCATCAGTATACCAAGTTCCTTGAGTTGCACGACAATTAGCCAAACTACTAGCGAAAGTTAATTCATTATAATTACCATAAGTATCAAGGTTTAATAAATCAAAGCATCTTTGCCCCTTAGTGCTGGCGTATGTATAGGTTGTACCTGTATCTAAAGCCCACGCTGTAGTATTACACATGGAACTAACAACACGCCCACCGACTGCGATAAATGCACAGGTTTGCGATGGTATAACTGCTCCAGATGCGCCGCCAAAGGAAGCCGCTAAAGCATAAGTTCCAGCCGCAACATAAACTATATAAGGCACTGCTGCCGTATTCCCCGCAGTTATCGCGCCATTGATTGTAGCTTTCGCTAAAGCCCAAGTTAAACCACTATTTACATCACTTCCGCCTGTAGCATTTACATAGTATGTTATGGCGTTGGATGCCGTAAATGCTGTGTTTGGAGCAACTTTTCTCCAGTCAAAATTAGTCAATACTCTGCCAGAGCCATCCTTCCATACATCAAAAGGGAAGTACGCCTTAAATTTAGTTGCATCAAATCCACCATTAGATGGCAATGATATAATACTGGGGGATGGGTCTGGAATATTTATACCTAGAGCATTAGCAACTCCATTATTCAATATAATTGTCATATTAAGTCCTCTTATGGATTAGAAATTGCGCCATTAGCTACCACTGTAATCGCGGCGGATGTTCCAGATATTGCAGTGACTTTAGCTCTCCAAAAACCCCATGGGGCTTCAGTAGTGAGGCCATCACTAAATGTTGTTGTTCCTGATAAAGGAATAGTTCCAGCAACAGTATTACAAGCATTAACGCCATCATTTGACACTTCTATAGTCACCGTCCCAGCTATTGCGCCAGTTCCTGTTTCTAACGCTTGGAATGATATTGCGTTTCCTATATCAGGGGCTCTTTTGAACCATGCTCCCGTTGAAGTTGTAGTCACTGCATTTAATAAAATTACAGTTGCCATATTTTTACCTTTCAAAGTTAATTAATGTTTATAATTCTGCGCCAGTAAATTCTATTTTCCCAGATGTACTAACAGATAATAATTGAGTTGTATCGCCTGCAACTAGCCCTGCCGCAACAGTGCCGCTTAGTGCAGCATATAATTTAGAAGCAGAGTTGAATATAAGCGTTAATATACCAACTCCTGACGCAGAGGCATTAGCAACATTGAAATGTGCTACATTGGAAATTGAAACGCCTGTAAAAGAAACCCTTGGTTGTACTGGTAATCCAATATTAATCAAAAATGCCGTGCCACTTGTACATTGCCCACCTGCGATAAATGCGGAGGTGCTATCAGATTTATAAACATATGAATATCTCTGACATAAAGCTAATTCTAATCCATAAGGACGCTGCTCATGCCATAACTCGCTAGCCGTTCCTGCAACTAAATCAACATCCCCTATAATCCAAGTGCCAGAGGTTTGTGCGCCGACAGTAAATACTATTTCTATGCCTGTTGTCGCACCTACAGGTATAGAAATATCTGCATAGTATCTATTTATACTGTTAGTTACTGTAAAAGTGCCTGTGGCTATTTGCGTTCTAGTTGGTGAGGCTAAAGTTCCAAAACTATCTACACTATTGGCATAATATGCTGTCCATGTTACATTCGTTAAAAGCGAGTTTGATAAATCAACAGCAAGCTTACAATTCCTACCATTCAAATCATAACAATTAGCAGCTTCAATTCTCTGACCGAAACCTATGGCTGTAACTGAAGCCGCTCCATTGAATTGATAACGATTTTTGCTATAAGAAGAGCCATTTATTTGTTGTCCCGTGACATTCGCTCCAGTACAATATCCGTACCACCTATCAACGCAGTAAGCTAATGCTGCTCCCGTTGTAAAAGTTTGTAAACCTCCACTATTGCGTTGGTCTATCTGCATCCCGCCATTAATAATCCGATTACGAAACCCAGCAAGTTGCCCGCTATTAATTTGAGAAAGAATAATAGTCTTGTTGGTTAAAGTTTGTGGTGCGGTTAAGCCAACTATCTGCTCTTGGATATTGGCAGGGTCATAAATAGATTTAGTCATGTCACCAGTAGCAGTAGTAGATGTTATATTATCAGAGCTTAAATGCGGCTGTAATACACCAGAAGAATTATAAACTTGAATATTATATGTACCTGAAATCCATATAGATGCAATACCAGTAGAATCTAATATAATAGGATTTGCCGCAGCTACTGTACCAGTTGAATCGGTATAGGTTGCTTTAGGTGTAGTTGTACCTGCGTTATAAGTATAAACTTTACCGCCTGATAATGGTAGTCCATTAACATCAACGAAGTAATTAAACGGGGCTTGTAGTAAATATGCCATTTATTTTGTTCCTCCAAATAATGATTGCATTAGTGCATTGCCTACTTCGCCTCTTTGATATTTTTCACCTTTAGCCATAGCTAAATCTTTCGCTTTTTGCTCTGCATCTAAAACAAGTTTTTTAATATTCAGTGTATCAGATTGATATTGTGCCCAAGCCTTATCTTGCTGCTCTTGAATAATTTTTTGCTTATCAGATTCAAGTTTATCATAGAATTTATTGTTTTGCTGCTTAACAAACTGTTCTTGTGCTGCTCGCCCATCTGGGGTTTGTAAATTAGGTTTATTTTTATTAATGTAAGCCTCAAATGCAGAATTAGCTTCTTCTGGAGACATTTTTTCCAAATCTTTTAAGTTTTCTGTAGGTCTACGATAAACACTACGCCCTAAAACATCAAGCTCCGCACTTGTAGCAGTAAATCCTTTTGGCGATACTTCATAAGTTGGTGCTGGTAATAAACCTGCGGGAGTAAAAGGCTTCTGTGCTGCTGCTTTTTTGGCTTGGAAGGCTGCTTTTAATTGTTCTTCTGCGGTCTGCATAATTGGTGGTAAATCGTTTATAGTTTTTATTCCACCCTTTGCTCCTAGTATGCTTTCTGCTACTTTTCTGGATTTTCCAGAAGCAAATTCTGAAGCACCTTTACGAGACAATGCGCCAAGTCCATAGCCCGCCAAAGCACCCCCAACATCGCCACTTATTCCACCTGTTAAAGATGATATTAAACGGCTACCCATAGTACGAAGGAAATCCTCCGTAGCCCCTGTTTGTGCCGCTTTCTTGATTAAAAAAGCACTCTGTGGATTTAGGCTTTCAAAAACTTTCATTCTTGAAGGGCTTTTTGCTAATGTTCTATAGTAATTCGTGCGTGCAGTACTTTCATTTGGGTACATTGTCGCAAATTCTTCTGCCCTTTTTACTTCATTAAGTGCCGCTTGGCGTTGCCATTCAACCTTTGCAATTTTCAAAGCATCTAATCCGCTACGCCCACCAACAATTTCTTTTTCTCCTAAATTGTCAACTAGGTTTGCAAACTTACTTTGTAATTGTGCAATAGCTCTTCCAGTTGCGTCAACCTGCCCAGAACGAGGGTCAATAGTTTTCATATAGGCATCACCTAACGAACTATTCACCTTCTGCAAATCATCTAAATTCCAATTCTCATTCCCATTTGGTTTATAGGTATCAATAATTGATAGGATTTGCTTATCAGTATCAGTATATTTACCATTTGGTAGAGGTCGCGGGGTTATTTCATCTATTGCAGATTGCCATTTAGGATTGAATGCTTCATTGACTACTGCGCCTCTTCTTGTAGCTTCCTTGAACAATTCAGACGCATTATCACGAACCGCTTGAACTTCTGGTATTTCAGGTTTTGGCGTAGCGTTTGCTACAGTATTTTCAACCGTTCTCCCAAAAGGTGAGGATTGTAATTTTTGCACAACATAATTTGCAGAATTGCTTACAGCATCCTTTGCGCCTTGGGGGATATATTCAGCAGCTTTAGCAACGGCTGGTCGTGCTAACCTTCCTGCCCCTTCAATAGCTTTCCCGCCTGCTGTGGTTAAGGCAGCATCCAATACAGCATTCCCTAGGCGGTTTTCATCTTTTGCTTGCCCACCAGTTAAACCAGAAACAGCACCATAAGCAGGAAGCGCAAACTTCCCTATCTTCCCAAAAGGGATAACATTAAGAGGGTCAGCTAATCCGCTAACAATAGCCCCGCTAACACCAGTACCTTTTGCTGCTTCCGTATTCCCAGCAACCGCTCTTTGTGATGCTTGTTTGAATTGTTCAGGTGATACACCAAATGCTTTATTTATTGGCAAGCCAATATCTTGAGCTGATTGCAATAATCCAATGCCACGATTTGCTATTGCTTCACCACCTGCATTCGCCAAACCTTCAAAATACCCTTGCTCTTGCAGTTTTGCTCCTTGTGTTGGTTGTGAAGTTTGATTTTCTGATAAATGCTGCTCAATCAGTGACTGTGCATTTTCCGCAGTCGTGCCTTCGGGGACTTCAAAGCGTCCTATCCTTCCATCTGGCATTTCAAAGCGTGCTATTGGCATTATTCAAATCCTAAAAATTTTACACCAGTTGATGATTGTGATGGTTGCTGCCCAACCCTTCTTCGTAGAGATTGGATAGTTTGTTTTTTCTGGTCAATAAAAGTAGAAAGTATTGCATCTTTTTCTTCTGGTGATTTGTTAGGGTCTCCAAGAGTACCTATTAATTGCTCACCTTCTCTAGCGGTAAATTGCGCTCCAAAGGTTTGACGAAGCTGTGGCAAAAGAACATTTCTTACTGTTGCTTCATAATCAGCACGAGCTTTCATGCCTTCAGTTACCATCCCAGCTTGGCGTACCACAGCATCACGAGCTTGCCCTGCATAAGTATAGGTAGCTTTTTTCCCTAAATCACTTAATCTTTGAGTGGTGTATTCTAACTGTGGAAGCGAAGCTTCCGCATCAGACAACCTATTTTGCTCTTCAGCTTGAGATTTCCCTGTTTCTGCACCACTGGCTTTTGCATTAGAAAGCTCAGCTTGGGCAGCGGGGTTTGTTTCAATAGCTGTTTTATACCCAGCAACTGTTTGATTTGGCTGCTTTGCAGGTACTCCTATCTTTGGTGCACCATACTTTGCATCAGCAGCAGCTTGAACATCATCTGGTTGTGGAGTGAATAAAGCGTCAAAATTATTATCCGATGGTTGTGGCATAACATTAACTTGTGGATTTGCGGGAGTTGAAGATGCGGGCTGAGGTGGTGTGCCACCCATTCCGCCATATCCAAAACCTGTAACATCCCCTGTCGCTGTTCCTGCTCTCAACGCCATTTGTTGCTGTTGAAGCATTGCAGAAAGTTGAGCAGTTGGGGTCGCGCCAGCAAAACGGAGGCGATTAACAACATCTGGATTAAATTCATTTGGTAATACGGATGTATCAATACCATTTTTTTGTGCATAAGCGCGAGCATGGTCATAAGTGCCTTGGTCAACTGAATTATTACCCACAATTTGCCCTAATAAACCTAACTGTTTAGCATGAGCTTCTAGTTGTGCCGCCTGTTTCTTCTGCTGAAACTCCTCCTCAGCACGAGCATAATCGTCATAAGACTTGAGTTTATCAAAAACATTTACATCTATTGCCATATTCTACCTATGATGATAAAGGATTTCCATAACCACTTATAGGGTTACGCCCAGCTAATAATCTAGCTAGTGAGTTATTAATAAGATTCGAAGTTGCTATCTGTGAACCAGCTTTTGCACTTCCAATTGAGGTCGTTAAATCAGCCGCAGTGTTAGCTGCGCCCTGACCAGCGTTTGAAGTACCAGACAGCATACCATATGTATTTTGCTGACCTTGCAGCCAGCGTTGGTATGCATTGTTATAAGTGTTATCAGCCAAACCTTGCCCAAAGGTTTCTGCATCCTTTAATGCTTGACCTGAGAAATAATTTCCTCTTGATGATTGCTGTCTGTCTAATGCTTGGCTGCCTTGATTTAGGTTAAATTGGTATCCTGGGTCTTGCGTTAAATCTCCAGCATCAAAAGTCCCTCCAAGCGTACCATTTTGTAATGCGGTTGATAGTTGTTGGTTAGCTGCTTGACCTGTTGCTTGATATGGTGCTAATAATGCCTGCGCTTTTCTTTCAGCATCCGTCAAATTACCTAAAGCTTGTTTGTTAGAGTAAAGTCCATACCCTGCCCCGAGAAGAGAACCTACTCCTGAACCGCCACCGCCAAAAATAGAAGAGCCTCCACCGCTTATAACGTTTGGAACTCCAGCCCCTGCCTTCGATAAAAACCCAACATCAGATGGCGAAAACCCTTGAGATGATAATGCGGCTTTATTCAAAAAGCTATTATCTGCCGATGTTGTTCCTGCGGATGAACCGATGAATGGATTTAGCCCACTCAATGATGATAATTCGCTTCCTATACTGTCAGTTAAGCCAGAAGTGCCGAGCAAAGAACCTAAACTTCCAGTTGAGCTTGTTCCTGTACCTATTAGATTTCCTGTTGTGTTACCTAAAAAGCTAGATGTTTGAGGTGCTATCTGTGAAAATCCTCCATTGGATAAATACCCACCAGCACCACCAAGCGCAGCCCCTTTTAAAGCCCCCTTAAACCCTCCACCAGTTAATGCACCACCAGCACCACCAGCCACAGCACCACCCAAGCCAGCAGCCGCAGCCTCGCTAAGACCTAAACCAAGCCCACTACTTAATGCAGTGCCTAGACCAGGGGCAACAGCTGTTGCCAGAATAGGCAGAGCGATTTTAGCAATTGGATTTCTAAATATCTTTTTAAACCAACCCATAATAAACTCCTATTTTGCTTCACAAATTCCAATAATTGTTAAAGGCACTGTTACACCTGTCCATGCAGGCACATAAACCCGATTAGTAGCACTGTCATACATCCCTGCATTTGTTCCGAGCAATCCAGATACAGCAAAGCAAATTCCGTTTGCTGTAGCTCTTACTGGCATGTTGTCTATATAAGTTGTTCCAGCTACTGATGTTGTGCTGGTACTCGGCACAATATGGATTCGAAAGAATGATATTGCGTCACTTAATTTATAGACTTTGCCTGTTATTGTTGGTGTTCCGACTGTTGTTAGACTCGTGAATGTTGGTGTCCAATCCGTTCCTGCGTCACCTTGAAACACATGATTAAAGAACAAAATCCATGGCATTGATGCCTTCCCGTTATCATCAGATATTTGCTGATAAATAGGTGGGGCGGCTATTTTTCCTGTCATTTTAAATAGCTTCCTATCAAAACCCTTTTTACAGGGTCGGATATTCTAATTTTAAAAGTCCAGTCAAATGCTAGTCCAAGCCTGCGCCAAACTGCCCTTGCTTTATACTTGCCGATTGCTCCGAATGTTGTTTCATAACCACCTGAGTAAGTCCTCCCACCATCACGAGAAATCCATAAAGTTATCTTAGGAAGCTGCCCATTCCCAGATTGCAAGCCAATACCAGTCTCCATGGCTATTTCTAGCTGGTTAAATTTTAACCTCTGGTTTTCTTGGCTTATATGTGTGTAAATTCTCTCTGATACTATAGGACTTCCATCATCATCATAATAATCATGTGACATTTCATATATTTTACCATTTAACCTTGAGCCCACTAATAATTTATTAAATCCATAAATTACACATGAAGCTAAATGCTGTTCAAATTGTCCATAAACATTAAGATATGACTTTTCAAACCATACTTTGGTAGAAATATCATAAACCAAGGTGGTACTCATGCCTCCGCCTGTTATTTCATAGAATACATGACCATCTTTTTGATATGTGTGTGCCCGAAGTGTTGACGGGGTTGGCGCAGATTGTAGTAACAGCTCAATAGCATTTGTAGATATTCTTTGTGGGCTAAATCCATTCGCTCTATAAACTATACCAGCCCCATAATTGTCACGCCCTACCCAAAATATTGAGTTATCAACTGCAACCGCAGTATATGGTGCGAGTATGCCAGTCTCCATCTTTGCACCTGATATACGCTCAAATGGGAATGCTGAAGCACCTGTATTTGTCCAAATTTCTGTCGTCTTTGAGCCAAACAACCACAATTGTCCAACTGCAAGGATTGCTCTTAAAAGCTCATCTGGTGATGATTCAGCCGTAGCAAAATCTAATGCTCCCCAGCTTGCCCCATCATATAATTTTGATATGTAAAATGAACCACTGGATAGTTTATTTACTACGAAATATCCATCTATAAAACTTAATGCGCCACAAGCTGGCAAATCTGCATCTGTCACTTTAGCAAATACATTCGTTGCATAAGTAAACATATATAGCAAACTGCCGTCGCAAATTCCAAGCTGAAAAGGGTTTTCGTCAATAGTAACAATCCCTGACGTGCTATCAAGAGTGCCTCTAAGTGTAGTAGTTCCGTTTGAGTTTAACTCATATAGACCAGAATTTGAAACAAAGAACACGCGCCCATTAGATGCCGTAAAGCCGCCCCTAACATCGCCAACACCACAGGTTGAAAATAATCCTAACCCCATAGTTCCGTATAGTGCTGAAACTTCTTTACCATTTTGTGACATGACAGGATAAAAATTAACTGTTCGCTCAGAATCAAGTGGTAAACTTCTTTCCTGATTAGAGCTGCCAACAAGGTTAATCTTCATGAGAAATAGCCAGTGTAAATGTTCTGTGTGTTAATATTAGAAGGCAGTAATGGCATAGGTATATTTGAAGCGGTTGCCCTTTTCACCGCACCAAGTGCCATTTGAGCTTGTTTAATAACTATATTAGAAGGCTCAACTCCATATTGCGGAGCAAGTTCTATTGCTAGATTATATTTGATTGCCTTGATAAACCCAACAGGTAAATCTACTGTATCAGTGAGTGCTGTATAAGTCCCTAATGGCTTATTGCTTTGAAGATATAGAGTACCATTTAAGGTCGCAGGGTAGAATTTAATAGTGCCTAATGGATACCCATTATCATATGTCATAAACTGTGGTATGGTAGATGTTAATGACTTTAGAGAAACATATTTCTGATACTGTACTTGTGAAATCGCTTCGACTGGGTAGTCAATGTTTCCAACACGAATAACGCTATCGACAATATTAATTGGTCGGGTAGTGTTGAACTGACCACCACTTCCTATAGTATAAGAAATGCCGCCAGTTAAAGTAAAGGTTTCTAATGCAGAAGAATAAGTAATTAAATCATCATTCGACCAACTATTGAGCATATCATTAAGCGCAGCTAATCCATCAGATGCCTCATCAGCGTCAAGTGCTTCAGACTTGAAAACTACACCGATTAATTTTGCTGCGCCTAAGATACACTCAAGAGTTGTTGTCATATTAACCTATTTTAGCAACAGAAAGATGTGAGCCTACAAGGATACTAGTAGCAGCAGCATTAGACACATTTTGTGCAAATTGAACTTGAATTGTTCCTGCTGTGCTTACAGTAAATATTCCTTCTATGATTGTATTAATAACAGCCGCCGTACTACCGATAATTGTAGTTGCATCAGTTGTTGATGTAATATTCGCCACTGCAACAGCAGAAGCTGTCAATGCTCTACCAACTAGATTTACAGATGAAAGCATGGACGCCGTGCCTTGTTTCAATGCTACTTTAATACCTCCAGCAGCGTTGGCAGTTGTAATCAGATTTGCATAAATATAATAAGTTCCAACAGGCAAACTCTCAGTTACGAGACCTGTAGCATTCACTAATGCAACACTTGAAGTAACATCAATCTGCGTAGATACAGATGAAAAATCTTCAAAATTATCATTTATTATTTTTCTCGTATCTGCGGTGAAAGCACCCTCAAATTTAACTATATTTTTAGTCATATAAAATCCCTTTAAAAAAAGGGGTGGTTTTTATCCCACCCCAGTTAAACTATGATACGATTTTGCATGCCCATTCTGGACGGTCAGCCGCTAGACCACCCAAGAAGTCCATACGAGTTACCATCTTACGAGTTAGGTTGTCCCAAGCGCGCACTATAGAAACTGTAACACCATCAACAGATGATTGCTCTGCAAATTCCACCGCTTTCGGCATTACAAGAGGCACTGAAACCATACGGAAAGCATTTTTGTGGAATGCTAGGGTATTGGTATAAGAAGTAGAAGCCGAACCAACCAAAGTAACAGATGAGGTTGAAGTTGGGAACGCACTTATATTCTGTAGTCCTTTTGAAGCTGAAGTATAGAATGCAGGGCTGATTGCAACTGAGCTATAAGCACCACCAGAAGCAGTGTTATTCGCAGTTACAACGAACTGTTGTAAGAATGGATATTGCTGCTTAGTAATTGGATGCACAGCGTAAACATTTGCAATGGTGAATACATCACCTGCTACTAGAGTTTGTGCACCAGTACCAGTTAGGTTGATAGTTGATTGACCCTCAGCAGAAACTGTGGTTGTAACTGTAATTGCACCAGTTGCAGTGCCGCGAGTATGAACAGGAACAAGCTCATTTTCAAACCATGAGAAGCCATCTGCTTTACCTACAAAACCTTCTTCGTACTGCTTGCCAATTTCGCTTGCAGATTGGAAAAGACCCTTGCGACTATTAACCGCAGAACGACCAGCAGTGCTATCAAGCAACAAGAAACGATTTGAATCTTTTGGTGCAAGATATTTGCTCATCTTTTCTTTTGCAGACAAAACAGTGTCAACATCATAAGTTGTTGAGCCAGCAGTACCAACGGTATTGTAAACTGCGTTTTTAGCCTTTACTAGCATTTGTTTTTCAACATCTTGTGCAATAGAAGAAACAGCAGGTTCAACAACACGCTTTACAAGGTTTTTAATCTGAATTTCAGATGCAAATTGCAAAGATGTGATGTTAACGCCAACAGTAGAAATAATATCCAAAGTAAGCGGAGTTTTTTCTTCAACAATATCCTGTTGGGTTGATGTTATATCAAAAGTGTTTTGTGGAATAAACCGAGCTGGTTTAGAGATATAAATTGTATCACCTGCGCCATACCCATTTGCGCCATCATAATCTGTTTCATCAGCACGAGCGATGCTCTTACCGAATTGTAGTTGGTCAGCAAGCATTTTTGCTGCGATTTTGGTTACTATACCACCAGTCGATTTGACTGTATTAAATGTATTAGCCATGGAACTATTCCTTTATGTTAAAATGATTTAAATTTTTTCACCAATTCCTCAGGCGACATATTATCTAGGGACTTATTAACTACAGCCCCACGAGCAGATGCCATCGGTTTTGGTGCGTTTGATTTTGGTTTTTGTGGCTGTTGCTTTAGTGCGAGTTTTATCTCCACTCTTGCGTCCTCTAAGGACATATCGCCAAGGTCGTCAAGCACTCCGCTAGTAGCAAGATTGAGTAACGCCAATGGCGGATTATCTGCCTTTAGAAGTGCGAGTTTTATTTGAGGCGGTAAAGCCTGAATAGTCTCAGCGTATTCTTGAGTTATAGCAATTATTTGCGGATATTCTTTTGCGAAATCCTCAGATTGCTTATCAACCTCATCAACGCGTTGGCTAATCCATTGCTGTTCCTGTTGAGTTTTGAAGGTTTGCTCTTGCTTGCCTTCGCGCTCTTTTAGTTTTTGCTCAAGTTTCCATTCTGCTCTAGCTTCCAAATAATCAATGTGATTATCAAAATCAGCAATATTTGGTTCACCATCGGCAGATTGTTTCACTTGTGGCTGCGCTGGTTGAGTAGTGGCTTGCTGTTGCATAGCTTTCAACTGCTCAAGTTGAGCGCGTAATTTACCAATTTGCTTATCCTTACGGGATAGCGCATTTATTGCCTTCTTTGGAAATACAACATTATCATCATCGCTATTATCTGCGTCTGGTGTTTCTTGTGTTTCCGTTGTTGGCTCTTGTTGTGCTTCTGCTTCATTAGAAACTTCAGCTTGTGGTGCATCAGCTTGTGGCTGTGCATTATCGGCAGGAGTAAATTCTGCCGCAATCATTGCGTCAATATCAGACATGTTTTTTACCTTATTTTAGTGAATTATCAGCTCAACCTGCGAATTGCATGGTTTCCTGATTTGATGATGCGCCGAGAGTTTGTTGACCAAGGGGCTGCATATTCTGTAATTGCTGCTCGCTGACTAATTTCGCCTGCATAGCTTCGGTAACTTTTAGTTGAAATTCTGCTTCTTTTAATGCTATTTCACGCTCTTTGATTTGCTGCTCAAATGCTAACTTATTAGCTTCAAGGCTGTTGTCTTCTTTAGGAATTGGCTTTTGAAGCTCGATAATCTTAACTTTAAGCTCGGCTTCTTTAAGCTGTAATTCTCCCTGCTTAACCTGCAATTCAGCCTGTTTAATAGCCTCTTCGCCCTGTTTGCTTTGCAAAGCCTGCATTGCTTGCTGTAATTGCTCCTGCATTTGCTGCATTGTTTGTTGCATAGCCTGAACTTGTGGGTCAGTTTCTTCATCTAACAATTTAGGGTCAATTGTCTTTTGCAAGCGATTAGCTAAAGCCTCATCTCCACGAGATTTTGCCCATAAATCACCAATCACGCTGAGTAATTGCGGATTTGCTTGGATGAGCTGTCCATACATATCTGCATCTTCTTGGCGTTTGGTGGTATAAGAAGCTCCAGTCGTCACTCGCACATGATAATTACCGCGCGTTAAATCAAAACTGCGTTCTTGCCCTTCTTGCATTTCTGCGCCATTAACACCAACAGTCTTTGCTGTCTGCTCGTCAGTAATAATTTGAAGGATACGAGGAGTGTCGTAAATATGCGGTATTGCATCAACTAGGATGCGACCAACTTGCGTAATTGCCCTACGCAAATTATCCGCAAAATGGAAAGTTGCGACATCACCCTCAACCTTTCTTGCATTAATAGCCACGCCTGAAACTTCATTGCTACGGTTGCCTATGGAGGCATTATAAAGCCCCATTGATTCTTTAATACCCTCTTTAGCTTCCTGCGCTGCGTTAATAATACCAGTCGGTATCGGCGGAGGAGCAAGGCGTTCTGGTTTATTGGCTGGGTTGCCATCAATATCAGCCGCATTATACTCAAGCACCATTTCTGAAGCTGGATTTTGCCATTGCCCTCTATCATTAACCAATGTTCCGACTTGAGCCATAACAGGCGCAACTGGTGCCATTGATAAAATCTGGCTTTCCTTGCTTAACCAGTGATTAAGTCTGCGCTGTGGTTCTCTCGCCTGACGAATAAGAGATTGCAAATACCTCTTACCATCAATCCATGTTTCCGAGCCATATACAGGAACAATCGGTATATACTTTGATGGGAAAATAGTTTCGTCTAGCAACTCTTCGCCACTGAATTTATAACGCTTAACAATTGCTTTTTTCCTGCGAGCATCAATCCATTCTTTGATGTAAATCTCAGCAATAGTAATAATTTTCTTTTTATCACTGTCTTTTGCTTCCATGAAGCATACAGCATTTTTGTCAGGGTAAAGAAGCTTAAAATCTTTCTTGCTGATTTCTTCAAGAATTACAGCACCCATCATATCACGACCATCACACTCAATAGATGCAGGGTCAATGAATATTGCAAATGGGTCAGTAACTCGCTTTACAAACAGCTCCTGATGGTCGCCCTCTTCGTCACAATAATCATGGTCAACACGGATAAAGCCAATAGAGCTTGTAACTTGATACTCTGCTGCCGTATCGTAAACCTCATCAGCGCATGATTTATATTCAATCGCTCTTATTAGTTCACCATATATTTCTGCGGTTTCCTCATCGGCATCATAATCAGGGATTGCTTTAATGCTTGGTGTGTTTTGGCGTATATCATTGCATACTTGGTGAATGAACTGCGGTAGCTCATTAACAACAACGGCAGCCGCAGGAAGTTTATAGTTACTATCCCACCCATTGCCCCATTGTGTAGGCTTATCACCAACAGCCATCAACAAATCAATAGTAGCTTCACGATAAATCTCATGCCAATAGTCTTTGTAGGTTTGATACATCTCTTTAGCTTCAGACAAGCTAAATCCACCGATGCTTTGCTCTGCGGTTTCTTCAATATCTTCGGTCATTATATCCTATTGGTTGTAATTATCTATTATTAGCTTATTTTTAACAAGCTAGGTTTTCTGTGGGTAAAACGCTATATTCCCACCGAGAAAACACTTTATTTTCGGTTGAATATCTTTTATTGAGCCCAGAAATTAACAGGCTGTGAATATGTTTGTGTTTTTGGTTTAACATCATAAACTGCGAATGTTAATGCCATTGCGTCTGCCCTATCAGGTGATTTTGCAAATACCTTCTTGTAATCCTTCTTTGCCTGCATTAGTAACAGTCCGTCTTTGTATAGATACTTTATAGAAGCGAGCTGTGATTTCAATTCAGCATCTCTTGGCAAACTGACTGGCTGATTGCTAAAATACTCTTGCAATCCCCGATACATCTTGGCTTTAAGATTGTAATTTTTATTATCACTTAAGCGCGCGCCAGTATGAATGCCCTGCACCTTTTGAGTATATCTACCAATCTTTAGCTGGTCAAAACATGAAACCCCAGCCCCATCTAGCTCTATAACAATCTTAAATATACTATCAAATCCAACCTTATCACACTCCGCTTCAACGACAGCAGCTAATTGGATACCATCCAATTTTCGCCTTGTAACCTGCGGCAAATTTAATCGTCCCTTGCGAAAATGTATAACGCTTTCGTCATCCCCAAAATGGGCAGCATCAACACCAATAATCCATTTCCCAACTGCCTCCACATCAGCAGCACCAGTACGCTGGGCAGCCTCTATAAGCTCGCCTGATATAAAGGCATCCGTTGTTGACGCATTGTAATCAATATCTATTTCTTGCGCTACAATGGTAGGGTCAAGCAATCCAACCTGCTTTTTATACCACTCTTCATTTTTGCGGGGGTCTTGCGTCCAATGGAAAGTGAATACATCTATTTTACCGCTATGACGCTTCATGTAAAATGGATTGCCATTTCCATTTGGTGTAGAAATATCAATTTTACAATTTGAAGTCTGAGAAAGCGCAGCATCTATATTTTCTGGGTGTTCATAAAAAGCACTCTCATCCTTGAAATAAATGCTCGTCCTATTCCCTCGCCCTATGTTATCACCAGCCTCGCCAACTATCGCAGAATTATTCTCTAAATTTAATATCCGCATATGAGGAGCGTGTTTTTTTTCATCGTATCCCCTAGGTTTAAGCTCTTCAGGTAACCAATCTATAAAATATCTTATCTTCCAAAAAAGACTTTTAGGGTCGCCCAGCTTATCAACATACTCTTCTTTGCGAGAACCAAAACCAACTACTACGCCATCATAAAACAACCACATCCAAACCGCTATTGCGACACATAACCAAGAAACACCCATATCGCGGGATTTTTCAGCAAGCCCATCTTCGCGATTTTTCCAATGGGCAAAAACCCAATTAACAAATTCTTCTTGTCTTGGGAATAGTAAAAAAGGAACTTTTGAATCTTGCCCTATCTCAGCGTTCCTAGGGTCAAATGTAACACCCCAATCATTTATAAATGCTACAGGATTTTCTTTATAGAACTGCTTAAGGGCATACAATTTTGGCTTATCAGCTTTGATGCGTTTTAATGCATCAAGCCTTTGTTGCCATATTTCATTCATTTTTTACCAATAAGAGCAGCGTAAGCATCGGCGGGGCTAATCGTTGCATCAACCCTAAATGCCTCTTTGTCTTTATTGCCAAGGTCTAGTTCACTGCTATCTTTCCATCCAAAATTATTTTTTAAGTTAAAAATACAGCCTGTTGCATTGTTCATATAAAGCCGTTGTTCTATATATTCTTCAACTTTTGCTTTAGCCTTTTTTATTGTGTCAGCAAACTGTTCATTTTTATTAATATAATGAAGCAAACCTTCTCTGGTCATATCAAGAGCTAAAGCCAAGCCTGTAACAGTCGGATGCTTCTTATTTTCATTATTTAGATTGTGCTCTTGTATCTCATTAAAATACAAATCTATAGCGACTTGCATATCTTCTGCACTTTGCCATTTAACTGGTCTGCCTACCATATATATACTATTATTAACCATTTAAGTTATTCGGGTCTATTAACTACAAAACCTCTAAAGAGGCTAAGTCTCTGCTGCATCTAAAATATCTTCTGATGCTATTTTTTCTTTTCTTCTTCTATTTCTTTTCTAGCTTTAATTATTATTTTGAAAAGTATGCACTCATCCACGCCTTAAAAGGAGTTCAGGCACATTTATCCCCTCTTCAACTTCTAATTATTAATCAGTTCTTCTAACTTGTCAAATGCTTTTTCAAGGATTGTATTAAAATCTGCAAAAGTAGCCTGATTATTAAAAACGACTTTCTCAATAACGCATCGCTCATCGTTTGTCATTTGGCGCATGAGCCTAGTATAAATAGTTAATGGACAACTATCTGAGTTGCCCCGACCCAGTAATTCATCTATTCTTATTTTAGCATACCCAACAGGTGACAACGCCACTTCATGTAATGATATTAAATCCATTCCAGCTCTATGAGCTTCTTCACTAATTTTCTGCTTATCTAAGAGCCAGTCTATTAATAATGGGAACTCCTCAATATAGCGTCCATTTTGGCGTATCATCCCGCCTTTTGCAATTCTTTCAGGGGTAGCTATTTCCATCTAGAATTCTAACCTCCATGATTGCAAATAGGCTGTTGGGTTTGATTTTGCTTTTATTATGGGTTTAAGACCATCAGCATAACGAGGCGGCAACTTCTTAACCGCAGGAGGCTTTTCTAGCGGTTTCTTGGATTTTTTCACAACTGTGATAAAGTTTTTGGGCTTCATTTCGCTGAATAATAACAATAAATAAAATCAAATGCAACCTAAAGTTTACCAGCCATCTCAAACCCTTTCTATTTTATCTTCGCTGCCGTCTTCGCTTATGGTGATTTTTCTCACATTTCCCCAATTGGGAATTTCAGTTGTTATTGAAAACGGAGAAAAGTTATTCATATTATTGAAAGCAAAGTAAAAAGTATATTTTCTAATCTCTTTAGGCTCTACACGAATGATGTCAAAATCTGTATCTTTTCCAGTATTGCTATGCCATCTTCCGTTATCATGCCAATCATTCAAACGAAGTCCGCCAATACAAAAGCCCAAGTTGGTCGCATTCTTAGTCACAACCTTACGCCTGCCATCACGCAGCACAACTACATCACCAGCTTTTATCTTTTTAATATCTATCATAAATCCCCCATTAATTCATCAATTTTAACCCCAAACACCTGCCCTAGCTCTTTCAATAAGCTATAGCTTGTGGTTTTGGTGATGCCGTTTTCAAGCGCGTATATGTGCGACTGACTGCATCCTATTAGTTTTGCAAGCCCTTTTCTAGTGTAGCGTTGCTCTTTGCGATATTTGCATATGTTTTCACCAAGCTGCGTCATATTTTCATACATTCCTATCTATGTGTCCAAAATTTTGTGTGTACCCCGTTATTATCATATAGTCCCCCAAACACGATAAACATCAACAACTGTTGGATTAAGACAAGTTCCTTTATTTTCTTTTGCATAGTCAATAGTTTTTGAACTTAAAACACGACTACAAAAATTATTTAGTATCATTTGCCATTTTTCAGAGGTTTCTTTTCCAATTACAGTAACCATAATCTGTGAACCATAGCATTTTATTTCTTTGGCTGGAATTCCTAGGTTTAATAATTTCTGTTTCATTTTTTCTTGGCTTGTCATCTCACTAACTCCCTGTTTGGCTGGCTTGATTGTCTCGCTGAATTATATTCATACACATAAAAAGCTGTCAGTCAACAGTTATTTTTATATTTATTTGAAAATAATTTGTTGACATTATCCATTGGCTAAGTTAGATTGAATTCAATAAGAGCGATAACCGCCGCATTTAACAATCAACTAAGGAAACAATCATGAAAAAACAATATCCAATTTATCGTCGGGTAAAAAGTAAGCAACCATCTGCATCCCCATTCATTGCATTAGGTTTTGTCAGTGCTTTTGTGATTTACAGCGTGGCGCATCTTGAGCCTGAGCGCAGCGAGTTTAACCGCTTCGTTGATAAGGTTGAAGCTGAATATAAACCTGCTAAACCAGTGGTGCTTTTCAAGGAGGTTCTTAAACAAAAAACCTATACTGACAAAGAACGCGCTGTAATTATAGCCGATATATGGGGTATCAAGGATTTAGACAACGCTCATAAAATCTTCACAGCGCGGGGGGATTAATCCATGTTAAAGCATGGAAATAAAGAGCGAGGTAAAAATGTCGCCGCATGAATTTAAGACAATCCGATTAAAGCTAGGGATAACACAAAAAGCCCTAGCTGAACGGTTAGGTATCAGCTCGGATGTGTGCATTTCTCGTTATGAGAATGGAAAGCGAAAAATAAGCTCATAATCGCTTTATTCCGCATTTCAATTTCGCTTACGGCAGGCATTTTGCGGATAGTTGCTAAAATATCTGCCACATCGTGACTTTCTTGGTAGCCTGTGGCTTTTGCTCGGTTTTTATCATTTCTGCTAACGCTCAAAAACTCAACATCCAATAGTTTGATTTTTGAGTAATCCTTTTGATTCGCAACAAGCCACTCAAAGAATTGACGCACGAAATCTATGTAATCATTTAGGTAATAAATAAACCGCCTCACCGCCTCTTCTTGATAGGGGCGAAGGGTTATTTTATCCGCTATGTTTTCAGCAATATAAACGGGTAAGGCGGGATATTTTTCTTCTATAATATCCGCCCGTGCGTCAAACACTTGATTTAAGGAAAGCTCGCTCATTATTCGTCACCACTTATCTTGCTTGTCATACCCGTGAAAACGGGTATCTTAAGCCAAAGATTCCCGCCTGCGCGGGAATGACAAAATTGAATTGTAAAACTATTCACCATAAAAACTTGCCGTTAGTTTTTTATCCTCTTCCGATATTTTGTAATCAACATCGTTTTTTTCCGAATAATTAACATAGAGGTGGTTTTTGTTGAGGATTTGGCAAAGGATTTTTTTCTGTTCCGCAAGCTCAAGATTGGCAAATTCCGCTCGGTCAAATTTTAACTGTTCAAAATCATAGCGCAGGAAATACTCCCGCTCTTTTTGCATCTGTGCGTAAATTGTGAGCAACTCCGCTGTGTCTTTTGCGTCTTTTATTTTGTTGATAAATTCTTCGTTCCACTCTTTAAGCTCTAGGTAAACAAACGAACCGCCACCCTGCCAATTAACAGCTTTGGATATTCCGCCTTGTTCACCCGCCACCACTTTTTTAAGGCGGGCTTCGGGCAGGTCTTGAATATAATTCATTTGCTCAATCGCAATCCACCGCCTACCCATCTTATGAGCAACCGAAGGGGCAGTGCCACTACCTGCAAAGAAATCAAGAACAATGTCGTTAGGTTTTGTTGCAAGGTTTATGATTCTTTCAATCAATTTTTCAGGTTTTGGAGTTGCAAAAATATCCGCAAATCCCAAAGATTTTATTTCTTTTTTAGCATCTTGATTGTGTCCTACCTCTTGGTAAGTCCAGATGGTCATTGAGGTTATTCCGTCTTTTACTTCGGACAAAAATTGTTTTATAGATGGAACATTATTACCAGTTTCTCCAAACCATATTCTGTTATCTTTTATCAATCCTTCAAGTTTTTCTTTACCAAATACCCAGCTTCTCCCTTTTGGTGGCATTACAATTCTGCCAGTTGGGGTTGTAATTGGATATATGTCTTTCTCTGTTACTCTTTTTACCGATAAATCCCCAGACTTCCAATCACCTCTTGGGTCATTATCAGGGTTAGAATATCTTTCGTTCATCTCTTCTGTGCGTGGCAATAAATTTGGTCGCCATTTTTCTTTGTTTTTTGCTGAAACTAAAATATGGTCGTGATTATCGCTAAACCATTTTGCGTCATTTTGTGGAGAATATTTTTTCTGCCATACAACATTAGCTACAAAGTTTTCTTTACCAAAAATCTCATCCATCAAAATTTTGCAATAATGAGCTTCGCCATCATCAAGATTTACAAAAATAACACCATCCTCCGCCAGTAGCTCCCTCGCCACTTCTAGGCGGTTTTTCATAAAGGTTAGCCAAGTGGAGTGATTAAACGAATCATTATAGCGAAAGCCGTCATTGCCTGTGTTATAGGGCGGGTCAATATAGATGAGTTTTACCTTGCCCGCATAGCGAGCTTTAAGGCAGTGCAGGGCGATTAAGTTATTACCTTTAATCAGCAAATTATCATTTTCTGTTATTTTTTGCCGTTTTTTTGCTTTATCCGCTGCTACCGCCTCCGCATCCCAAAATTCAAAATTGGTGAGAACTTTTTTATCCAGTAAGCGGTTTATTTCGTTTGGTGCTAGGGTTTCATTATAAAAAATCTCGGCAACATTCCCGCTTATATCTTCTTTGGTCATCCCCCCTTCAAGCACGCAATCCTTATACGCCCACGAAAGCACAACATCATTGGAATTTTTGATAAATTTACCATCAACATTTAAGCCGATTTTATTCTTAAACGCCGTGTAGCTATCAGGCAAAAAGGCTTTGTTGGAAACAAACTCTTGAAACTTCACCTTGTCAAAAACCGCCACCCCATCCACCACCACAAAAAAAGCGTCCTTAATATCGCCATTTTTGAGTAGTAATTTAAGCAAGCAAGGCTCTAACCTCAAAGCATCTTCCACCACCTTGTTTTTGTTCACTTCACCATCAATAAGATATTTCGGCTCGGCGGTGAGTAAGGCTTTCAGGTCTTCCAACAGATTTTGCATTGCGATTTTTCCTACATGAATTGATGCTTACCTAATTTAGTTATTAGAATAATTATTTCTCTAACGCAACAAACCATAAGTTGTATTTCGGTTAATGAAAATCATCACTCCAACCTTATATTTTTCATTTTTTCGGCTTGCGTAGCGAGATAGTCGCCTCCGTAAGTGCGGATTATTTCCGCCATTTGGTTTTTGTGTCCAAAGTTTTCGGACAAGGCAATAAGCACATCAGGGCTTGCACCATCTTTTCGGACTTTCCTTGCGATACTGTGGCGGAAAGTGTGAGGTTTGTGATAGGGCAAGCCGTTATTTTTGAACGCTGATTTTACAATATCACGAATTTGACTATCCGCTTTTATATAGTCTTTGGTTAGCACTGTAATAGCTTCACCGCTTGGCGTAAAACTTGGCGTTATTTTCGGGAAAAGATAATCTTTATCACCAAAACCTTTGGCAATCAGATATTCCCGCCATCTTGTGATATTTTCTGCAATATCTTGAGAATTTCCTACAAAAAAGGTGGTAATGTTTTTTGCAAACTTGGTGTTTTGCAGGCGAGGGTCTTGCATAAAAGCCCAAGCGTCATAATCTTTGAAATACTTGACGCTTTTTATTCTCGCCTCTTGTAATGAAGAAATGCGGGGGCTGGTGAGCAAAAATAAGCTCATAATCGCTTTATTCCGCATTTCAATTTCGCTTACGGCAGGCATTTTGCGGATAGTTGCTAAAATATCTGCCACATCGTGACTTTCTTGGTAGCCTGTGGCTTTTGCTCGGTTTTTATCATTTCTGCTAACGCTCAAAAACTCAACATCCAATAGTTTGATTTTTGAGTAATCCTTTTGATTCGCAACAAGCCACTCAAAGAATTGACGCACGAAATCTATGTAGTGGTAGTATAGGCTCTTTGAGATATTTTCGCCTGTGCGTTTGTTTAGTTTATCGTTTAGGTGGTTTTTGAAGGCAATCGCCCAGTCGCTATCATATTTGAGGAAATCCTTAAAACCAGTTGCCAGCTCAAACTCGTGAATCGCTGAAACATACATCTTTATGGTTTTTGGGTCTTTGCCGTCTTTGTGTTCAAGTCTTTGAAAAAACTTGTATTTCACAATTTCGTTAGCGTCATTATATCTAATGTCTATTTTGCTCATAGTATGAAAAAAGGTCTAATTGTTGGTTTATGTGAGTGTTGCTTGTGCTATCGCTGTTTGTTTTGCGTTTTATGTGAGCCTTGCTTGGGGAAGCGTTGCTTTTTGTGCGATTGTTTGGTGGCTTGTTTTGAAGTGGCTCACTTATAGCGATTTTTGGGGTATTATTTATGTGAGTGTTGCTAGTGCTGCATGAGCTATCAGATATTATCCTAAAGGGTTAGCTTTTATATTGTTTTTCTCTATCTTCAGCTACTTTATCCCAGCCGAGCGCGT